ACTGAGGACCCTATTGACTATTTGACAAAAAATTTAGTAGGCTTGAAAGACGATCCACGGGCATTAGAGGGCGCTAAATATATCTGCGACCAAAGGGTTATTTCGTTACGTAAAGTTGACCAAGCCGAAACGGAAAAGAATATCTCTGACCTTAAGAAACATATAGATGAGCTTGATTATGACATCGCACACATTGACCAGGTAGTCATTCGTGAGTTGGATAAGTTAAAGCCTTTCTTTAAGGAAAGAACACTGAAATTAGAGGCATAGAGATTATGGACCAATTTGAAACTATGAAAGGATACATACTTGGACAGGTCGTAAGAATCTATCATACCATAGACGGGACACACAGATATGTTAAAGTACTGGATGTGAATCCCGCTGGTATGCTCTTTAAAGTACTTAAGATTGGTACACATGAAGAAGCTGAGTATGAAAGTATGCACACTATGGTTGGTCGTGTAGAATTTAGAACTTGGAACAATTTGAACTTCTGTCTGGAGCCTAACTTTTATGGATGATCTTAACTTTATGAAGATGCGCTTTGTAGGCCAAACTGTCTTTTGGAAAAAAGGCGCCGATGATAGGCAGATAACAGTCAAGATAATGGACATCAATTCAGTAGGCATCGTCTTTAAGGTAATAAAGATAGGAACCTATGATAAGGAAGGTTATTCATTTCATGGCTATGTAGTAGGCGAAGTTCAATTTGAGTCTTGGGGATGTAAACCTTATTTTTCTGAAATACGGAATGTATATGAATGATATTCTTTCACAGATAAAAGCAAACCCACTTGTGTATGTTGAGCCAAAGTACTGCTTCAACTTATTTGAAATGTTTCACATTCAAGTAATTCCTGCAAGCAACGAGAAAGGCTACACATTTTATTCCCACCCTTGCTTCTGTTATTCCTCTGCGCTTACTCGCATCAAGGAAAGGCATGAACAGGTTAACGATAGTCCATTAGGATTGTTCCGCAGTCCTAAGATTCGTGCCTTCTATGAGCAGATAGTCAAGGATAGAGACTTAAGTCTTTGTGGCAACTGCCCTAAGTATCAGTCAAAGGAACTGAACGGGTTCGCTACTGAATATCAGATGTGCGTCTATTTCGGTAGATACGGCGCTCACTTGTTTAAGCACTATGAGAATCAGTCTTTTGACCCGCTTCCTATTGATGACGTAGTCAAAGATGGCGACATTGTGCCTTATAAGGTAGCTCTTAATCTTGATGCTGCCTGTAACCTTCATTGTCCTACTTGCAGAACTACTCCGATTACGGAGACCTTCAAGATTACTGACCAAGACATTCAAGAATGCATAGAAGTGGCTAAGAAAAGCCAGTACTTGATTATTGGCTCAGATGGCGAGCTCTTCATGAGTCCTAACTACAAGCGTATCTTGACTACTGACTTCAGTCAGTCAAGCATCAAGCACATTGAGCTCTATACGAATGGCACTATCTTGACAGAAAGAAAATGGAATGACTATATTCACAAGAATAATGAAAAGCTCATCTCTATCATCAAGGTAAGCGTAGATGCCGCTACTCCTGAGACCTATCAGAAGGTTAGAGGTAACCACTGGAATGCGTTGCAGACCAATCTTGAGTTCCTTCGTCAAAAGAAGAAAGAACTTGGCTTCGAGATGCATACCACATTTACGATTAGCAAGTTGAACGCCTGTGATGTAACGAAATTCGTTGAAGCGGCTAAGAATATGGGCTTTGACAAGATACTATTCTCATTTGCCCGCAGTCAGTTCCATCCAGAGGGAGATCCCGATGCTCTGGTCATTCCAGAAGACAAGCGAGCTGACATAAAAGAATACCTTCAGGAAGTGGCCTCCAGAGACATTGATATTTGTCTTGACTTTTAGTCAAGTATAAATATCGCATGGTAGAACAGACAAATTGGACACAACCTGGGTATGACCCATCATTGCACAATTGGCGAAAAGGTGTAGTTCCTGGCGAACCTTATGAAGGTTGGTCAAAGAACTATTTCTTCGCTGATACTTTGCGTTCTATAGACATCGCCTTCGGGTTGATGCTCCACGGCATTTCAGTCTTTCACACCAATTCAGAAGGTGAACCTGTTAAGCAGATTGAAGTGCCTATTAAGATAGGTCCAAGACAGAAAGCGTTTGACTTTCGAGTAGAAAAAGAGACCGGTAAGAAATACTACATTCCGTTGCCTAACATCACATACCGCCGAACAAATATGACCTTTGATGGTGATAGAATGGCGGGTAAGTATGAGCAGCGTTCTTTCTATAATGAATACTTTGAACAGAAAGGCGTTGATTACGTTATGGCAAATAAGTTTTGGGCAGACATCATGCCCGTTCCATACAAGTTGAATTATGAAGTCACTATTAAGGTCGAGTATCAAGACGATATGGACCAATTGGTAGAACAGATCACAAGACTGTTTGACCCAGACTATCATATCAATGTTAAAGAATTTTGGTTCGCTCCGATAAGACGCTGCATCAAGGTAGTGCTTGATGGTCAGTCTTATGATTATGCAACTGAATTTCAGGAGCAAGAGAAGCGAGAGATTACTTGTAACATGACATTCACAGTTGACGCATTCATCTATAAACCAATACGTCAGACTGCTATCATTGACCAGATTATCACAAAGGTCAGAACAACCGATAAGACCGATTACGAATGGGCAAACGTCATCAAGGGTAACTTTGCTCCTGACCATGATTCGTATGATGAAAAGACAGGCGAGTATAGATGGGGTTCTTTGAACGACCGCTATGACTTGTCAAGAAGCTACGGAACAAAAGTCGGTCCGATGTCTGCAGTCATTCCTGAACTTTCTCAACCGAAATACGATCCTGACTCTAAGTCATATACTACTAAGTATGTCTATGAAGAACTCTCTGAATTGACGAACTATCCGTTCGGTGCTCGCCAGCTGTTCTTAACATCTGCTTGCTACAATGGTATGTCGGAACTTCCGCCTTACCTTGTGGGCGATGAATTGCCGAAGACAGTCAAGCGCATCGTTGATTCTTACTCAGCATCTTCTGCTGATAAGTATTATGGCGAAGTCAAGCCTATACAGATGGCCAGCGATACAAGCGGCACTCAGGCTTACGGTGGTTTCACTTTGAACATCTATAAAGACCTTGAAGGTTGGGGAACTCATAAAGGTCCTACTGATCTTTATACGAAGGATGTGATGTTGAATGACTATACCATCGTCAGAAATGCTCCATTTATGACTTCTGCGGGTATTTTGCATCAAGATAAATAAATAAAACAAATCTAGGAGAAAAAGATGAAAAAGAAGGTTTCTAGAGAAAAGTTTGAAAATCTATTGGAAGACTTTTTTGATCTTACTGACCAGTATAACATTGATGTGACTGCTGAGTCACTTACAGAGTATGTAGCTACTAAACTCAAGCTTGATGAAGAAGACGTATCAAAGGAATACGGCAAGATCATCACCGCAGCTGCTTCTTTCAACGAAGACGAATATCATAACGCCATCGATGAGAAGTTTGCCAACGATGCTCTTAGAGAATCATTCAAGGCATTCTATACCGAACGTATTAAGAATCTTGACGAAAAGTGTGCTACACTCGTTAAGGACGAATTGATGAACGACGCAGATCTCAAGATCTTCCGTAAGACTCAAGGCTACCGTGCTGCTGACCTTAATGGTAAGTACTCAATGCTTTGGCGTTATGTAGTTCGTGAGTTCAGCAAGAACATTGCAGATGAAGAACAGCTTGCCGATGTCGTTATGGATATAGCGATGTATGATGAAGAGCAGTTCTAAGCTAATAAATAAAGAAAAGGAGATTTTCAAATGAGCTTTAAAACATGGTATCACAACGAATACAAGCCTCTTCATGAGAATGAAATTGACGGACAACCACTTGACGCTGAAGCACCTGTTTCACAGACACAGATGCCGGCAGATAAGGTTGGTGGTCAGGCTGCTCCACAGGCTGGTGCAGGTTCTTCATTCAAGCGCTATTTCACTAATGGCAACATGAAGTCTGGCCTTCAGTCACTTGGTAAGGAAATTGGCGATGCTCTTTATAACTTCGCTGTCAAGGAATATGTATCAGACGATATGTTTGATTCCGAAGACACCAAGCTTAAGTATGAGACAGAAGTTCGTAACAAGATTGCGGAAGACTACAACCTCAAGTTGATTGAAGTTCTTCGTAATGCTGGTATTTTCTTGGCTAACGCTAAGGAAAAGTACACTAAGTAATTTTCGGAGGGTAAACGATGGAACAGGAATTGAACGAAGCATTGGACTTGCTTGCTAATTCTGACTTTATTGCTGAAGGCTGCTGCGGTGGCGATTGCGGTGGCAAGAAGGAAAAGAAGGATAAGGACGAAAAGAAGGATCCTAAGAAGAAAGGCAAGAAGGAAAAGACAAAGGAAGTAGAGGAAGCACTCGAAACATTGTCTAAGGCTGGATTGATTGCTGAAGAGGTCGAGTAAATGAACGAATTGAACGAAGCGCTCGACACTTTGAGCAAGGCTGGTTTGATTGCCGAAAGAGCCACTTGGACTCTTCACAACGGCGAACGTAACCAGACTAAGTATGGCAACCACGTTGAATGGTCTGGCTATACTTTCAAGAATCCGACTCCGAACTCACGCTACGTCAAAGTTCTTGTAGCTCTTCGTGATGGCGAAAAGACTAAGGAAGAAGTACACAAGATCGTTGGTCTTGAGAACTGGCCTGGCATGGCCTCTGGAATGTGGACCGCTCTTCGTAGAGAAGGATTGGTTGACTTCGAGAGACGAGGCAATACCGTTGTTTGGTTTATCACGCCACGCGGTATGGACTTCCTTGACGAAGCTGGTATAACAGAAAATTAACACCGTCCTGAGGGGCGGAACTTACCTGCCGGGGGATTTTGTCCCCCGGTTTTTGTGTGTATAAATAAAACAAAGGAGTTATCTATGAACATACAGACAATTTATTTGGACATGGACGGCGTGATTGCAGACTTCAAGAAAGGATGTGAAGAAATAGACGCCATTGATGGTACCAAAGTTGACTGGCCGAAGATCCACGAGCTCGGTCCGAACTTCTGGGCTGAACTCCCTTGGACAAAAGATGGTGAAAAGCTAGTCAAGTGGCTCATTAAGTTCTGTAATGATAGTAAGATTGACCTTTGCATACTCTCTGCAGTGAACTATTCCGATGGCGTGAAAGGAAAACAGACATGGCTTGACGAAAAGATCCCGACATTGTCAAAGCAGAATCGTTACTTTGTCAAATTCGGTCGAGATAAAGCCAAGTATGCAAACAAGACATCTTTACTTATAGACGATTTTGGCAAAAACATTGAGGGCTTTGTCATGGCTGGTGGTGAAGGCATCAAGTATAAGACCTTTGAGCAGTGCCGTGACGATTTGATGAGTATCGTATAATGAACACAAACTTTCAGGAAGAATTTGCTCGTGTCTTCAGCAACAGCTGTTCTGTAAAGAACACTGACTGGACAGAAGACCAGCCGTTTGATGGCGTGAACAACCCTTGCTATCAAGCAGAGGCTGCGTTGATGTCTGAGCTTACTTCCGAAGCGTATAATATGTATGGATTTGAAGTCCAGTACTTCATAAAGAAGCAGTCTACTCAAAAGGACCCGCTTTATGGAGAAGATACGCTTGAAAATTTTGAAAGACGTTTCAGATTGAAGGTCTATGCGGAGAATGTACCGCAACTTCAACGCTCTTACCAGCTGCAAGGCATGCTCTATACTGAAATCGTGACATTACAGGCGACTATAGAGCATTTTAGAGAAGCATCACAATACGATTGGGTTAGTGGCGAGCCTGATTGGGAAGAGTACTATCCGAAAATCGGCGACGTGATGTATTTCCCTTGGTGTGACCTCTACTATGAGGTACTCAACGTCAAGGAGTTCGCTGATGGCACAGGATTTATGTCAGTGCCGATTACGTTTACCTTTGAATTGAGAGTATGGCGTAACTCTCATGAAAATGTTGATAAGCCGGAAGTCAACGATGATAAGATGGAGCATCTAAAGAGCTACGTTGAATTGTCTGAAACATTTAACATGCAGCACAAGACTAGCGAGACCCAGTATGGTCGAGAAAGCCAGGAAAAGGAAAAGAAGTATCCTGAAAACGTAGAGCTTCCAGTTAGCAAGGTCAAGGCCAATGGTGACCCGCTTGCTATTAATGACTATCTTCTTGAACCAAAGCAACAGAATGTAATGTATAAGAAGAAGGACAAAGACAAATCGTTTGACCCATTTGAAGGATGGTAGATAAATAATTTAAGAGGAAAGATTTATGGAAGAAGAAAGAGAGTTGACAGTAACCGAACGAATCATGCTGGAGACAGATGATATCTATACTGGCTCACCTAGTGCTGAACAGGAAATTAGCGATGCACAACTTCACGTAGAGCCTTGGAATAGAACTACCATCGCTGACGGTCTTTGGTTGCAAGAAAACGCTATTGCTCCGTTCAGTGCTCGTGATATCATGCTTGCCAACGAGATTGACAAGACTAACGTGCGTGTATCTGAATTGGAAGAAGCAGCTACTGATGGACGTGAAGTAAGATCATTCTCTCCACGTGTTTGGAGCGGTGATGATGCATCATGGCATAACATTCATAATACTCGTGTAATTCCTGATGATGAACTAATACCGAAGAACTCAATTATGTACATGCCGATGGTTTACAGCAGCTCTACTCACGGAGAGACTTCAGAAGGCGGCGTTCTTTCAATGAACAGCAAGAACAAGTCATTCCAGTTAGAGATTAATGAAACTGGTGTGTTCTGGGATTTCGGTGACCCGAACAACACAACTACTAATGTAAATGGTGACTACGGCTCATTTGAAGTAGACACTAAGTCTGGTAAGCATTCTATGAAGATTCTTACTGAGGCTGATAAGAAAGATCTTGATGATAAGTTCTGGTTGCTTACAAGCGCTGGTTATGAAAAGAAAGGCCTTGGCGATACACTTGCTTGGGATTCTGATGGTAATCTTGTTTTGAGTAACTTCCCATCTGACTGGGCAAAGACTGTAAATGGTGAAATAGATCTTCCTGCCATTGAGGGCGCTGATGAATCTTATATGCATGGCGACCGGTTTACTTTAGCTGGTGATTTTAAGTTATCTACATTAGTTGCTTCGCAAGGCAGTTTGTCTGGTTCATCTAAGTTTGCTAACATTCTTGCATATAGTCCTAGCATTTCTGCAAACATCACAGATGCATTTGCAAGTTTACATTCTTTATATTATACATCTGAACGTCCTGAATATAGCCCACTTAAGATTGATAATTCTGTTGCTATTTTACAGTCTCAAGCTTATACCAAAGATAATAAGATTGTAGACTCAATAGTTAACGTGCATTCTGCTGGTACATTAGAACCAAGTGCATCTATTGAAAAATCTGTTGCTATATTGAATAACATGTCACCAAATGATGCAAACGTAGTTGGTAGCTATGTTAACCTGCACAGTGCTACACTCGCAAGCGGATGTAATGTAACTGATTCTTTAATCAACGGTAGTTCAATAAATTTATCAGGCGATTACGAGCACGACATTGTAAATCTATATAGTTCAAGCATTGGTGGTGTTGGAAATGTTATTAAGCATTCATTATTGATGGGTCATAATCACAATGAAATTCATACAGTTGAACGCTCAATCATAAATGGTAACTGGCATTGGTTACAAGGATACTGCACAGATAGTATCTTTATGGGATACTGTAATTATGTGCCAAACGGTCAAGCACTTTATAATTCTATCATTGATGCTAAGAATACATCTGCTGCTAATAACTATGTATTAGCACTTGGTGAATATATGCACGTTAAAGGCTCATATAGTTTAAGCCTTGGTAGCCAGATTGACGTTTGGACAAATAAGAATGTTGCTGTTGGCGACGGCGGAAAATACTGTGGTAATTACAATTTTGGCGCAGGCACGAATTTGTCAGCAGATGGTAGCCATTCATTGCTTCTTGGAAGTAATAACCTTATTTGCACAAACCACAGCGGCATCGTTAATGGTACTGGAAACTTCATGTATGGCGCTGAAGACGTTGTTATGGGCGATAACAACAAGATTGGTGAAGGTTCATCAAATGCTATATTTGGTGACTCAAACAGCGCTCATAATGCATCTAATACTTTAATCATGGGTAACCAAAATATGGTGAACGGCGATAACATCATACTTGCCGGTGAAGAAAACTCAATTGCTTCAGATGCTTATTATGACTGCATTATTGGTGAATCTAACAGTGCATCTAAGACAAAGTATAGCATTATTGCTGGTCTTACTAACAACGTCTATGCTAATTACGGCGTTGCTGTCGGTTTTGATAATGAACTTAGTGCAGCAAATGCGGTTGCTTTTGGTAGAGGACATCGTCCTGGACGTGCTTTCCAAGTATGTTTTGGTCAATATACTGTTGGTCTTTCAGATTCATTACTTGAGGTTGGTGTTGGTACTTCTGATGGTGGTCGAAACACAATCTTTAGAATTGACTCCGCAGGAAACGTTTACTGCACTGGCAAGGTCTATGCTGACTCACTTGAAAGCAACTCTAGCTGGACTAACAAGATGGTCCACCCATAATCATAACCTATTAACCTTCTAAAACCCGGGGCTACATGCTTCCGGGTTTTTCTGTCTTGTTGCCGTTATAAATATAAAAAGTTGAAAAGTCGTGAGTGAGTGATTTTATTAGAAGTTTAACGAAAAAGGAAAATTTATGGCTAAGTATTCATACGCTAAAGTCAATTTCACAGAAATTGACAATACCGTGCGTAATACCACAACACCTTCAGTAGGTGTAGGCGCTATTGTCATGAAGGCAAACCGTGGTCCGGTTAACGAGCGCATTCTTACGCACAACATGCAGGAATTTGAGCAGTATTTTGGTAAGGCAGAGAACCTCGACGACTATGGTCACTTTGCCGCTGAGAACTATTTCCAGAACTCTAACTCAATGTATGCTATCCGTGCTACAATGGGTGACGAGGCTTATGCTCAGATTCAGTACCCATATTCCGATGCTCAGGCAAAGGATAAGCTCGCATCTAAGGACACTGCTTCGTTCCAGTTCATTGACAATGAAGACCAGAACCGTCTCGAATTGCTCGACCAGCTTGAGGTCGCTACTACTATGGACGAATCAGTTGAGTCTGGCGAGTGGGACTATAACAAGATTGATAATCCGTTTGCTGCATCTAAGGAAGCAGGTTTCGTAACTGTTAAGGATCTTATTGCAGATACCGCTGAACAGGTTGCTATCTATAAGGCTACAAGCGCAGCACCAGCTGATGCTACACAGCTCATCAAGGCAACTGGTAAGTATGTTGAGTTCCCGAAGGCAGTTGGTAAGGATGGTTCCGTTGTTACAATGGAAGATGACTTGATCTTTACTGATGAAGCATATTCAAGCAAAGGCGTTGCTTCTGGCGACTTCGCATTTGGACAGAAGATTGCATACGTTGAAGGCAATGCAGATCCTGTTATCGGTTATAGAACTCAGTTCACTGTTCCGGCAGTTGATACTTTGAATGGTTCTAACCTCGGCGTTACATGTTACTTGACTGAAGACTATGTAAACACATTGAAGACTACACCTTCTGCTACCTATGAAGAAATCTTCCAGGAAGCAAACTTCTATAAGGGTAAGTTTGCAGGTACTGATTATCTCGACATTGAAGATGCAGCACAGATTCAGTTCAAGGACTGGGATGATTGCAGCACCAAGACAATGTATGTAAAGGCAGATACTCTTCAGCAGACTGCTGGTCAGGCAGTTGGTCTTGCATTCCGTGAATACGGTATGGCAGACAAGGCTGAAGTACTTGTTATGGAAGATGAAACTGAAAAGTATGGCGTAAGATTCGCAACTGTCAAGGACTTCATCGCTAAGGGTGCTTCTGAAAAAGCATTGGCAACTACTATCGCTGATGACTATGGCCTTGAACTCAATGATATCCTTGGTGAAACTTACGGTATCCTCTCTTACGTAAGAGTTGATGCAGGTATCACTTACGGTGAAGAACCTGACCAGATTGACGATTACTACAACGGTAAGCGTGAGTATAAGTTGGTCTATGCTGCTAACGATATTGGCACTAAGCTTGATAAGGAAAATGATCCTTCTCACTTCAACAAGAAGTTGTTCTATATGTACTCTAAGAAGGGTTCAGAGAAGACAACTACTGTCTCCGTTTACACAACTAACGGTGACCCAACACCAGTAGTAATTCCTTGGCAGGCAAACTCTAAGGATGAACAAGGTGAAGGCATTGACCGCCTTGGCGCATTTGCTACTTCTGAAATCTTGAACTCACCTGACGGCACATACCGCGATGGTTACACAAGAACAATGGAATCCGATGACGAACCAGGTAACGGCGACGTTGAACAGTATGTTTCTAACCGTGACAACCAGCTCATCATCACTTCTATCGGTCCGGGTACTTATGGTAACGATATTGGTGTCTCTATCATCACTGCAGAGGCTGCTGATATTCCTGCCCTCAACCATCCGAACGCATTTAACTGGAAGTATCGCTTCGATGATGAAGACCTTGTAGACAAGGACGATCCGAACAGCGACCTTACTTGGAAGAAGGTATATCGTATCAACGTTTATGCTAAGACAAAGACACAGACTGCAGAAACTGCCTGGGGCACTGGCCTTGACGCCTTGCTTAAGGAACCTATTGAGTTCTTCTACGTATCTAACGATCCGATGGCTAAGGACCAAGAAGGACATTCTTTGTTCGCACCGAACGTAATTAACGGTAACTCTGATTACATCTACGTTTCTCGTAACTCTGTCAATGAAGCTAAGACTGGTGCTGGCACTTACGCTCAGCCTATGCAGACCTTCGCTATCTACGGTTTGACTGGTGGTGAAAACTCCAAGAAGAACCTCATGACTGAAAAGACTGCTGCTCTTAAGCTTTATTCTGACCCACAGAAGGCAGACTTTGACATTATCTTCAACGTAGAAGCTATTGACACCTTCAATGGTAAGCAGCGCTACGCAGCCTTCCAGAAGAAGTTGGCTCAGATTGCTGCACAGAGAACAATGGACCTTGGTATCACCCAGGTAACTTCTATGGAAGCTAAGAACATCAAGAGAATGGTTTCTGAAGGCAAGAACTTCTCATTCCAGAATGGTTCTTACATTGTCACTGCTGCTAACTACGATAAGTACTACAACAGCGACCTTGCTTCGTTCATCTACTTGCCGAAGTCTGTCGCTATCGCTTGTGCTGAGGCATACTGCCAGACTATTGGTAAGCCTTGGGCAGCTCCTGCTGGTACTAACCGTGGACAGATTGCATACGCTACTAACCAGTTGGTTCGTTTGTCTGACGACGAAATCGGACAGTTGAACGCAAACAACATCAACACTTCACGCCTTTGCGGTCAGTATGGTGAATGTCTTTGGGCACAGTATACTGCACTCAAGAAGGAATCTGCACTTAATCGTATCAACGTTCGTGCTTGCTTGAACTACATCGAGAAGTCATTGAAGAATGCTCTTGATCCGTTCTTGTTCGAACAGAACATTCCGACTACACGCAGCTCTGCTAAGAATATCATTGACTCGTTCTTGAGCCGCGTCAAGGCTGGTGGTGGTATCATTGATTTTGACACATCTGTAATTCAGGATCCTACTGATGAACACATCATGCTTGTCAATATCACAATGATTCCTGCCGAAGCAATTGAGTACATCGATGTCCGTATCACAATCAACCGTGGTTCTTTGACATACGACGAATCTACTCGTCCAATCGGCTAATAGAACTCATTGGAAATAAAATTAACCCGCCAGAAATGGCGGGTTTTTTTATTATATTTTGTCCAAAGGAGTTTTAATGTATGAACATAATCAAACCTATCACAGATGGTGAATTTACAGAACTTAACAATGTAGCTAACTCGATATTTCTAGCCGGCCCGTGCCCTAGAAAGAACTACAATGAAGAAGACTGGCGTCAGGAAGCCTTTGAGATCCTTGAACGTCTTGGCTTCAAGGGCAACGTCATTACACCGACAAACGACCAGTTCCAGAAGTACCTTGAAAAGGACTCTAACTGCCTTGAGAAGCAGACTTGGTGGGAATATGAAGCGATGAAGAAGGCATCTGCTATCGTATTCTGGATTGCCCGTGATATTAAGGGTGGTCACCCAGCATTCACGACTAACTACGAGTTTGGTGACTGGTATGACAAAGAATCTGTCTTCATCGGGGCACCAGTAGATGCCGAAAAGAACGAATACCCACAGATTCGTTGCAAGTTGAAGAATGTTCCTTGGTATAACACGCTTGAAGAAGTATTAGCTGCCGCAGTAAAGAAATTGCAGGATAGACCTGAGGATAAGTTCTTTACTTCTGACACACACTTCTCTCAACAGCGAACACTTGAGCTTTCTCGTCGTCCATTCATCAACATCACTGAAATGGACCTTGAAATGATCTCGAACTGGAACAAGAAAGTCACTATGAATGACGTAGTCTATCACGCCGGTGACTTCGGCGACATCAACACAATGAAGAACACATTGTCTAATCTCAACTTCAAGGAATTGAACTTGGTGATGGGCAACTATGACCGCGATGTCGCTCAACAGATTCAGGATATCATTGACTCTATGCCTGAACGTAAGATTAACATTATGGACTGTGCTCGATTTGAAGACGGTAAGCGTCAGTACTACATCATTCACGAGCCTGACCGTGGTACTTATGCACCAGAATACCCAAATGAAATTGTTCTTTATGGTCACATTCATGGCCGAGCATTCGCAAAGAAGAATGGTTTTGACCTTGCTACTGACTATCACCACTATACTCCTATTTCGTTAGAAGAAGTGCAGTGGTTCGCTAACGCTATTCAGTACTGGGACAGCAACGTCTTCTGTCAGCAAGCAACACTCTTCTAACCTAATAAATACGGAACAGTAATTAAAAGAGGAAAATAAATGAGTAAGAAACAAATTAGATGGATCTCCTTCCAGCCATTGATAGGGGGCCTTGCATTAGGAGCCGAAAAGGCATTTGGTTGTAAGCCACTTTTCAACATTGACTTTGACGGCCCAGACAAAGGAAACTCATCTGCATACTTGCATTATCAAAATGACGTGAAAGGCAATAACATCAGAGAACTTGTTCTTAATGGTGGTATCCTTTCTATGGCAACTGTCTTTAAGGAAGAAGACGATGAAAAGTTCTTCACAGAAAACTGTCACGACATTGACGTAGTATCTGCTGTTCCTATCTGTTCTGGTCTTTCTGCCGCTAACACATGTAATGATGCTTCTAAAGGCACTAAGCGTGGCGCTGAAGCACAGCAGAACAACAATATGTATGGTGTGGCTAAGTTCACCTTTGAACGCATCAAGCCGAAGGTATTCATCTTCGAGAATGCTCCTGCACTCTTCACAAACACAGGTAAGGCTGTTCGTGATAAGCTCCGCGACATGGGTAAGGAACATGGCTACGTCGTTACTTGGGTCAAGACAAATACCAATAAGCATGCGAACGTCCAGTATCGTTCAAGAACCTTTGGTATCTTTTGGAAGGCTGATGTAACCCCGCAGTTACAGTACATTGATAAGCCACATGGCTCTATCAAGGAATACTTGTCAGACATCTCCAAGGACGCTGACTATAATACTGACGAATGGATCATCAACCCGAAGATCTTGGCTAATGGCTGGTATAAGTACCTCAAGGCCAAGTATCCAACTAACTGGAGGGAATATCTAGCCACAAGTAAAAGAGGATTCTGGGAGAACTTCTGGGAAAAACTCGACTTCACAGAAATCACACCTTACCTCAACGAAAAGGAGATTGCCTTCTGCGAACACGTCAAGGACAAACTCTCTCGTAAGATGGGATTCTATGATAATGTAACGCCGCTTTACATGGGCGACTATCGAGTACCAACCATCTTCCACCGAACACTCGCTCGTTTGGTCCACTATGAACAGGATAGAGGTTACACTCTCCGTGAGTTCATGAAGTTTATGGGTATGCCTGATGACTTCACCTGGCCTTCTGCAAAGAAGAACTGGGTTTGGATCTCACAGAACGTTCCTGTCATGACTTCATTTGACTGGCATGACCAAATCAAGAAGTACTTGAACGGTGAGTTGAAGAATACTACTGAAACTGAGACCTTCTTCAACAATGAAAAGGGTCCGGCTGAAAAGTCACTTTTGGAAGAGATGCTTTCATAAAGCGCTTGTTCAAAAGCTAAGAAAGAATTGCTGTTGGCAGGGTTGCCAACAGCCTTTTATTTTGTTATATTTTAACCAAATTAGGAGATTCTTATGGTAAAAAAAGAAGAATTTATAGATGCTTATCTAAATCATTTGTCACATTTCAAAACAGAGCGTGAATGCGTTGCTGGAGCTGTTATGGCAGCAAGATCCCGCGGTTTCAGAACACTGCAGGAAGTAAAGGGAAGCACTGGACTTATCCCAGGCAGCAAGGTCTATTTCACAAATAAGGACAAGAACTTTGCTTGCTTTGTGTTGGGCGCATCTGAAAACTTTAACCTGTTGGGCGCTCACATTGACTCACCTCGTCTTGACATCAAGACTAAGCCGTTGTATGAAGACAGCGACATTGCTTATCTTGACACACAGTATTATGGCGGCATCAAGAAGTATCAGTGGGTAACCCGTCCGCTTGCTATTCATGGCAAGATTTTCTTTAAAGACTTAAGTTTCATTGATGTTGTAATTGGAGAAGACCCGAATGACCCTGTCTTTTGTATTTCTGACTTGCTTCCTCATCTGGACAAGAAACTCGCTGACAAGAAAGCGTCTGATTTTATTGACGGTGAGAAGTTAGACCTCATCGCTGCAACAAAAGCACTTGATGGCGAAGAAAAGGACGCTGTAAGAAAGAACGTAATCAAGATTCTTTCTGATAAGTATGGTAAGACAATTACCGAAGAAGATTTAATTTCCGCTGAACTTGAAGTAGTGCCTGCTGGTCCTGCTCGCTTCTGTGGCCTTGATAAGTCGCTTATCGCAGGCTACGGCCAAGATGACAGAGTATGTGCTTTCACATCGCTTTGTGCAGTGCTTGACATTGAAGGCATTCCTGAAAGAACTTGTGGATGCGTTCTTATTGATAAGGAAGAAGTTGGCTCTATCTGCGCTACTGGCTCGAAGTCTCGCTGGCTTGAAGATGTTCTCTTCGTCATCGCTGCGAGAGACAATGATCATTTCAGCCGTCTCGACTTCGCTAACGTTCTTTACGAGACTGACATGCTTTCTTCCGATGTGACTGCAGCCTACGACCCGAAGTTTGGCGATGTATCTAACAAGGAAATGTCTGCCAAGCTTAATGGAGGCTTCATGCTCTCCAAGTATAACGGTGGTCGCGGTAAGTCTGGTGGTGCAGACGCTAACCCAGAGTTCATCGCTAAGGTCAGAGGTATTCTTGATAATGCAGGTGTTAAGTATCAGTTTGATACAATGGGTAAAGTTGATGTTGGCGGCGGTGGAACTATCGCTTCTATCGTTTGTCAGATGAACATCAATGTTATTGATGCAGGCGTGCCTGTCTTGAACATGCACTCGCCTATGGAACTTACTGCAGTTGATGACGTATGGGACACATACCTCGGTTACCGTGCATTCTTAAAACACTAAGGAGAAATTATGGCAAACAAATACACTAGAATGATTGACGAGATCTTCAAGAAGTGGGATCCTACTGGCACTACCAAGTACATTTATCTTGGCTACTGCCATCAAGGTGATGAAGATGGTGGTTGTGATGAATATGACTACATCTGTGATGATTATTGGGAAATTGAAAATCAGTATCCTTACAAGATGGAAGATGAAATCTGTTTCTTCTATGTTCCTGAAGACCGTCCTAAGTTGACTGATGAAGAAGCAGAAAAGGAAAGAGATGAATACAGAAAGGATTATGGGAACCTTTGTCATGAGCTTCTCAAATCCTTTGGTAAGGCTCTTGAGGCTGACTATTCAAGCACCAACTGTTATTGGCATCGTCATTACTTCATCACTCGTGATTACAAGATCATTTCTGATGTCTGCCGCAGTGACGGTGTTGAAGGCGGCGGTCGAGTAGAAGCACACATTGATGCACTCAATGAATTTGATGCAGAGAATGCTGCTGATAAGCAGATACTTGAAAAGATTGAAGACCGCTGCAACAGCCTTTCGTCTCTCTTGAAGAAGATTCAGTATCCGAACAATAAGGCAAAGGCTATCGCTGAAATTCAGAAGGTCTTAACTGAAGTAGGATCCTAATGGATAAAGAACTTATCAAAAAGCAAGCAACTGCTTGGGCTCAGAAATATCTGGACCCAGCTTTTGCTTTTCGTAAATATCAGCTAGAATCTATTTGCTGTATCATCAGTAATGTCATTGACAATGTTAAGACACAGGTGATGAATGCACCGACAGGCTCTGGCAAGTCGCTTACTGCTATCATTTCAGCCGGCGTCTTGTGGGAGTACTATAAGAAGAAGTCTTACATTCTTGTTTCTGACCTTTCTTTGTTTGAACAGTATGAAAAGGATTTGGCGCGGTATCACCTACCTTGGGGACATCTTAAGGGAAAGGACAACTACATCTGTTCTCGAAATGGCAATGTTGTAAGTTGTGGTGACTGCGCTATCAATTTGGTCAGTGCCAGATCTTTGGCTGACCCTGAGTCTGCAGAAAAGGCTGGGTATGACTGTGCTTGTAAATGCGAGTACATTCGTCGTCGTGCTGAAGCAGTCAATGCTCCAGTGACCGTTATGACATACCAGCTTTATCTCATCCAGATGAACTACGTCAATGAAATGATGACAGAAGAAGAACAGTCCTTCAAGGAACGTGACTTCTTAATCTGTGATGAAGCGCATAAACTCAATGACATCGTTCAAGGACACTTCGCTCCACGCATTCCAGTTGACGAGCCTGAGTTCATGAAGACATTGAACGAATATGCGAGAAAGCACGGTCTCGACATCCCCGACTCTAAACAAACAATTCGCATCGCTAATCAGGTTAGAAAGGCTCAGAATCACGCTCAAATCATTAGCGCTATGCAGAAATACTCTGACCTTCTTTCTGAGTATAACGAAATAAACAATGAGCTCAGAGAAGAAGCAAAGAAGACGAAAGACAGACGCAAGTTGATGAAGTACTTGTCAGCTGGCAATATGTCAAGAGAATGTAACTGCAAGTTCGGCGATTTTCTTGAACTTATCAAGGAACTTGGCCCGCAGATTGCAGTAAAGACTGATGGCGAAGATGAGACTATCATAAACTGCACATACGAAGGCGAGATGATTAACAAGTATGTGCATAATCATGCCAAATGTGAACTGTTCATGTCCGCTACCTTGGGCAACCTTGCTCTATACCGTGAACTTATCGGTTTGAGGAATGCTCCTAAGGGTCAATACAAAGGACTTGACATTCCGTCTACATTTGACTTCACTAAGTCGCCGATTTTCTATTCTACCAAGAACCCGATGTCCTTTAAAGAAAAGGACCGTTCTATTGGACCTATCTGTTCACAGATTGAACAGATCTGCGAAATGTTCAAGGGCAGAAGAGGAATCATTCAGACAGGCAATTATGAAAACAGCCAGAAACTGCTTCAGTACTTGCCATCGTCAGTGAAGAAGCGACTTATCGTCTATTCAACCGCAAAGGAAAAGCAGATTGCCATTGAACGCTTCTTGGCTAATGACGACGCTATCCTTGTTGGTCCGACATTGCTTGAAGGTCTTAACTTTGACGGCGATAAATGCAGATTCTCGATATGCATGAAGTTGCCGTATGCTAGCCTTGCTAACAACTTGACTGCAGCGAAGAAGGATCTTATTGAAAATTGGTATGCAGGTGACTGTGTTGCCAAACTTGAACAAGGCTTTGGACGTGGTGTCCGCTTTGACGGAGACTGGTGCGTCAACTACATTCTTGACGGTTGCATCGCTAACCTGATAAGATATTCAGGAGATATGTTCTGTAAGAATACAGTATCTCGACTAAAGCCTATTGCCTAACTGCCTTTTTCTCTGGGTGGCTCCAGTTGGCGTCCTCGTCTGAGGACGCCTTTTTTGTGTCTCAAATAAATAATTTGAGGTATTAGAATATGGCAGATAAACCACACATTCATTTTAATGATCCTATTCCGCCAGGTGGCAGAAGACCGCCTCATGAGCCTCCTCATGAAAAGCCTAACTACTGCAACAATATAAAGAGCTATAAGAGAATACAGAATCCGTATCATTTGAAGCAGTACATCAAGCACATGCTTGGTGCTCCAAGAATATGCGTAGAAATTGATGATGAAACTCTTGACTACATCATTATGGACGTGGCAGACTGGTTCCAGAAGTACTATCTTAACTATGGTAACTATCACGACTACATGGTCTTGAACTTGAAGCCGGGTATTTCAAAGTATAAGCTCTGTGACGATCTTGTTTCCGTCGTTGACTTCAAGACGACAAACTGGTTTGGCTCTATCAATGAACTCTTCACAGTTCCACACGCTTTGCTTTATGACCAAGTGATGAATATGAATACTTGGCACGGCAATACTTATGGCAACACTGCTGCTTACGGTGACGTTCTTGGCAGCTGGACAGCAACCCTTACTTGGCTTGCAGAAGCAGACCAGATGTTTGGCGAAAAGTATACGGTTAGATGGAACGAGTTAGAAAATGAACTTGAAGTCATGCCGCAGCCTCAAAAGCCTACTTTCGGATTGATGCAGGTCTGGAAGAAACAGAAGGCAGAAAAGATGTTTAACGATCCGTTGTTCCGCAAGATGTGCGTTGCTTATGCAGGCAAGGTTTGGACTAATGGATTAAGAAAGTACCAACTCCAGATTGCTGGTGGTGGTTCATTGAATGCAGACTCACTGTTTGCCAGCTATGAAAAAGATTATGACTGGTGCATCGAGCGAGTTGACCAAGAATCGCCAAATGGACATTGCATGGCGGTTGGGTAGTATAAATAATTTACAAGAGGGATATAAAATGTCTGAACCATTAAAGTTATTGAATGAAGATTGCTTGCTTGAGCAGACGGTTGACCAATCATCGCCTGACAAGTTCTTGTATATCACTGGACCGTTCATGGGCGCAGAAAAGCGTAACCGTAATGGACGTATCTATAAGAGGGACATCATTGCTCGTGAAGTTGACAAGCTGCAGAAAGCAATTAAGAACCGCGAAGCAGTAGGTGAACTTGAACACCCAGATACCCAGAAGATCAGCTCTGACCGTGCTGCAATTCTTATTACTGACTTGCACATGGACGGTGACTTCGCTATGGGTAAGGCTCGTGTTCTTCCGACACCTTGTGGTAAGACTCTTGAGGGTCTTATTCGTGGCGGTGTTCACATGGGCGTATCATCTCGTGGTACTGGTTCCCTTGGCAATGACAACATCGTCTGTGAAGACTTCAACCTCATCACCATTGATGCGGTATTCATGCCTTCTTGCCCAGATGCTTATGTTGAAGCAGTTAACGAATCTACACAGTGGGTTCTTGACGAGTCAACCAACCTTTACATCGAGAAGAAAGTAAAGATTGACGAAGCAAGACAGAATTTCAATAAGAAGATTGACACTTACGGCTCTAAGGCAATTCTTTCCGCTTTCAGAGGCTACATGGGTGAAATCGCAAAGATTAACGCTAAAATTAAATAGGAGATATCATGCAAGAGATGGATTTGAATGAGGCACTTGACATCCTCAAGAAAAACAACGCACAGGTCATCAATGAAACTACATCAGTGACTGCGCCTACATTCATTATGGGCAGCATTGGAGTTGATGCTATTCAGAAATTCATGGAGTACATCAAGGACGACATTAAGAGCCAAGCTATTGACCCAGATGAAGGCAATGCGTTCTATGCTAAAATTAATGATGCTCTTGATAACGTTCCCGATAACTTTGAAGAACAGCTTGGCGAAGCAATTTTTAAGGTTTTAGGCGTTGACCCATACGCTGACGGAGAATAAAATGAAAGTAAAAGACGCACTCAATATCATTAAGAAAGCAGGTGGTACCGCTGAACCGCTCAACGAGACCACTTGGACGCCAGGTACTAAAAGTAAGTATGATGGCGGCTATCGTAACATTGTCCCTTATGTTTCACATGGACTTCCAGCAAAGAAGAAAGGTCCAGGCGTTCGTTGGGCAGGATATACATTTACTGCCAAGCCGACTCCTGATATGAGCTACGTCAGAATTTTAAAGACCATTGCGGATTTGGGTAATAGCGCCACTAAGCGTGAGATTTATGATCATCTTGGTTGGCAGTATTCTCCGGGTAACCGCAGTGGTATTTTTGTTGCCTTGCATGACGAAGACCTCGTATCTTATGACAAGTCAACAGGCAAATGGTCAGTCACTGAAAAAGGATTTGACTTCATGAAGGATAATCCTGAGGCATTTGCTACAGCAGAAGATAAAGCCGACGATATTCCAGTAAAAGAAGGCGAAGAAGTCGAACAGACATTTATGGACTTTATTAAGGAACAAGGATATGGCATCTAATATAGATGAAGGATTGTTTGGCGGCAATAGCTACGACAAGTTTAAGAGTCAAGTAATTGCCACTTTAATCAAACGTTTCGGAATTAAGATCCCAGCTGGCATGAAGCGTGCTGAGGACTGGATAAGAGATTATTTCGTCGAGAAGTATTCCGTTTGGGACACTGTAATCGCTATGAAAGACAATTTCAGAGAGTATGCAACAAACGAATCTACTGAGCTCGATGAAGCAGTCAAGACTTTGGAAGACGCTGGTCTTGTATGCGAAGTTTTCATGAAGGACGATAGAGGCAATGTAGCTCTTACTGATTTGGTTCAGAAGATCATTGAAAAAGCCGGTCTCGTCTATGACAACGAAGACGCTGTAACATCTGCTGCATACTACATCGCTGACTTCTACTCCAAGCAGTCTATGCCAATCAATGGTATGGTGATGTGGGGTTCAAGAGACCTTCAGAAATTCAAGAGAATGTGTGACCAGTCAATTCAGACAGCAAATTCAAGTGAAGAAATCAATGCATGCGAGTATAAGGCAGTAACCAATACCCGTTCTATTATGCTTGGCAACCCAGGCAGAAAGGCTCAGTGGATTGAAGAAATCAAGGCAGAATATAAGGCTGCATCTGCAGACGCTGCTGAAAAGCGTCGTCAAGCATACCTTGCTTCTGACGAACATAAACACATGAATGACCCAGGTTGGCGTGGTCCGAATGGAACATGGTCAAACGACTAGTATAAATACCAAACAGTAAATCAAACCGTTTAAGGAGATGGTGATATGAATAGAGAAGATGAATTGTTTATCGCAAAGAAAACCGCTGAGAAGGCTGGTTACAAGGTTACTCTCCCGGGTGCCGCTCCAGCAGCTCCTGCAGAACCCGCTGCACAGCCCGCAGGTGATGGCGCAGCT